AAAGCTATAACTTAAAAAATATAAATTCAAGATCATTTAAGTTTGATGGTAATACATTAGTGAATAGAAATGAAGAAATTGGCTGCTTAGCACATAATATTTACTTTGAGGCAGCAGTAGAGAGTACAGCGGGCAAACTAGCTGTAGCTCATGTTACACATAATAGGGTAGTCTCTAATCGCTATCCAAATACATACTGCAAAGTAATAAAAGAAGGACCTGTACATGCAGATGGTTTTCCTAAACGAGATCGGTGTCAGTTTAGCTGGTACTGTGATGGAAAACATGATGTACCTTTTCTTGGTAGAAACTGGAGCAATATTCAAGATTTAGCCAGTTACTTTTATATGAATACTGATGATTTAAGAGATATAACAGATGGAGCAACACATTACTACGCTGATTATATTGACAGTCCTAAATGGGCATACCAAAAGAAAAAGACAGTAAAGATAGATACACATATTTTTTATCGGTAAATAAATAGCGGTGAACAGGAGACTATATTATGCCAACTTATGATTATAAATGCAAACAGTGTGAACATGAATTTGAAGAGTATCTAACGATATCGCATAGAAACGATCCTACACACGAACTCTGCCCTCAAGAAAATTGTGAGGGCGAAGTTTACATGTCGATCTCCGCCCCAGGTATAGGAGATCCATGGACACACAATGCCCCTAAAGTAGACCGGGGTTTCAAAGATCGAATGCAAGAAATCAAACGATCACATCCCGGTTCATCTATGAATATACCATCTTAATAATAAATAATGAATGCAGCGATTTGAACATATACCGTTCAACTTATATGAACATGACGAGTTACAATCAACAACAATTGATGGCAAACGTCAATATGTAACTCCTGATGGATCTTTTCCTTCTATTACTACAATCTTAGGTAAACGAAAATCTAAGGCAATTCAAAAGTGGAGGGATAGAGTTGGAGCAGAGGAAGCTCAGAAAATAACAACAAAGGCTTCTCGTCGAGGTACAAATATGCATAAGGTTGTTGAGAACTATCTCACGAATCATGATGCCTATGACGACAAGGCTTTGCCTCACGTTCTTGAACTTTTTACAACAATTAAACCAATCATTGATGATGCTGTATCATTAATACATGGTATTGAAGTACCGTTATGGTCAAAGCATTTAGGTGTTGCTGGTAGATGTGATTGCGTAGCTCTTTGGAATGATAAGTTAACAATAGTGGATTGGAAGACTTCTAATAAACCAAAAAAAGAAGAATGGATGGAAGATTATTTTCTTCAGGCGACAGCTTATTCTATAATGTATGAAGAGAGAACAAAACGTCCAGTTGGTGAGGCTGTTATTGTTATTGCAGTTGAAGGTGATGCCCCACAAGTCTACCAAACTAAAACCAGTAAGTATTGGAAAAAGTTAGAAGATGTAATTCAAGAATATGCATGAGAAAAAACTAGCACCTGATTTTTATGATCAACTCGATTCTTTTTCTACTAAGCACGATTTCACAAAGATACCATTTGATGATATTCAGCTTGTAGGAACAAAATCAATGTTGTATTGGGACACGTTTACGGTGTCCTGGTTATTAGGTAGGTTTTGTAATTATAATTGTTCATATTGTTGGCCATATGCTAGATCAGACAAAAAAGATCATAGACCAACAGAGTTATGTCTTAAAACAATCGATGAAATAAAAAGCCAAGCAAGAGAATATGGATTTAACTCTTTTAATTGGTCATTTTCTGGTGGCGAACCCACTTTTCATCCTGGTTATCTTGACATCTTGCAATATTTGGCTGATGATAATGTTAATTGTAGGAGGCAAAGAGTTCATATGACTTCAAATTGTTCTCGTAAGATGACCTGGTTTGAAACCTACGTAAAGTATGCTAAACAATTTGATAAAGCCTCTATAACAGCTTCTGCTCATTTCGAGCATTTAAATACTGAAACAAAGATAGAACATTTTGCTGATAAATTAGTTTATTGTCAAGATAACGGTATTCGCATTACTATTAACATGGTGATGGTACCAGAAAGATTTTGGAAATTAACAGATCATGTTTTATATTTCAAAGATCGCGGTATACATACAACATTAAAACCTCAATCTAATCCAACAGCGACAAAGGTAGTAGATGGGTATACTGAGGAACAGTTAACTATTTTACATAATGAATCTCAAACATCTAATATGGAGATTGATTTAATTGACTCAAAAGGAGAGATTTATGAAATGGATCAAGCCGAACGATTCAACGCATTCAATTTTAATAACTTCAAAGGGTGGATTTGTTCTTCTGGTTATCGCAGTATTATTATCCGTGAGCCTGATGGGAGCATTAAGCGGTCATATTCTTGCAGTGATGTTCCTTTAGGAAATATTGAAACTGGATTTAAACTTTTTGACAAACCTATGATTTGTATCACAGATAATTGTGTAAGCTCAGCTGATAGTAAAATTCCAAAAAAGAAAGTGGATTGTGATCTACCATTATGGCAACTTGAAACACGTTCACTTTGAGCCAACTCAAAAGTGTCAAGCTATGTGTCCTATGTGTGATAGGACTACTAATCATCATATAAAAAATATAGAGTTTGAATATGAACAGTTCAAAACCCATATTGATGATGTGTTTATTAGACAGATCAGTTCTATACTTTTCTGTGGAAATCACGGCGATCCAATTATTTCTAATCACACATTACCTATTTTACATCATCTTCGTGAAACCAATCCTCAATTACATATAGACCTTACAACAAACGGTGGAGCTCGAACAAGTAAGTTTTGGAAAGAGTTAGCTAAGTTAGATGTACAAGTTACTTTTAGTGTAGATGGGTTGGCTGATACTAATGACATTTATAGAGTAAATGTTAATTGGGATATTTTAGAAGCATCGATGGATGCCTTTACTCAAGCTGGTGGTAAGGGTAAATGGGTGTATTTAATCTTTGAGCATAACGAACATCAAATTGAAGAAGCTGAGCAGGTCGCTAAATTATTTGGTTTACAGTTTATTAGAAAAAAAACTGGAAGATGGGTGCAAGCCTATAAACAGGAGAAGATTACCGAAAAGAAAACTGTTAAAGGGCATAAGATTAAACCAGCTAAAAAGGAAGAGCATCAAAATACTTCCGTAAACAAATATAATGGTTTGGTTAAGAGTCATGGTACCTTTGATAATTATTTGGATTCTACAAAAATTACTTGCAAAACATTACAGTCAAATGAAATATATATATCAGCAGAAGGATTAGTAATGCCATGTTGTTGGACTGCTTCTCGTTTGTATAAAGTATATGAGAAAATAGGTCAAAATCAAATATGGTCTTATATTGATGACGTAAATAATATTAACGTTTTACATAAGCCTCTTAAAGATATTATAGAGGGTAATTTTTTTAAACAGTTACAGGAGAGTTGGTCTTTGCCTACTTGTAGTCAAGGTAAATCTAAAGTTTGTGCTGAAAAGTGTGGTATTGGTTTCGATGCATTTGGAGATCAATGGGCTTAGATTTACAGCTATTATCAAAGTATAAAGAGGAGGAGGACTTTGTTTTACAAAAGACAAAGGCCCTGAAAGAGCATGAGAACGCTTATAAACAAACATCTTACCACCTTGCTGGTAATTGGGTGCGTAATACTGAACCTCTCAAATATAATGATTTTCTATTATCTATTTCTATAAACCAGTTACGATCAAAAACATGGCTGGTAGAGAAATTAGGAAAAATTGATATACCACCTAATAAAAATGGTAAATTTGATATTGAAGTTATTGGTGGATGGTTTGGATTTCCCCTTTTAGAATTGCTGGACGAACTGTTTGCTGGTAGAATAGAATCTATAGACTATTATGATATTGATCCTTTTTGTAAGAAAGTTTTATGGAGGTATGTTGATGTAAATAATTTCCCTGTCAAAATAAACTACTTTGAGAATTTCTTTGATCGAAAAGAATATCGAACAAGACAGTTAGTTATTAACACATCACAAGAACATATGCCATATATTACTGGAGAATATTTTAAGCATGATCCTGTGGTAGTAATGCAATCAAATAATTTTTGGCATGACAAAGATCATACGAATGCCTGCTTTAGTGAAGAAGAATTTGTCACGCGATGCGGTTTACAAAATTTACAATTTAGAGGTACATTAATGCAAAGCAGCTTTGATCGGTATATGGCTATTGGTCAGTTTGGTGAAACCAATGCAGAAAAAAACAATGGCTAGATTTTATTGTTTAAAATGGGGTTCAAAGTATAGCCATGTGTATGTTAACAGATTGTATAATAGTTTGAAAAAACATTATCACAAAGGATTTGACATGCATTGCTTAACAGACAATTCTGTTGGCATTAATCCAGAAATTAATATTGAACCAATTCCAACTGAGTGGGAACATTATCCCCGGACGCAGATTTTCACAAGTGAAAAAATGTGTTATTTTAATGATCAACGAGCGTGGATAAAAGGACCAAAGGCATGGTTTGATTTAGATATTTTAATTCAAGCAGACATTACAAAATTGATAGACGCTCCCAAAGAGAAAGTAACATTTATTTGGAATTATTGGAGAGATGATCAAGCAGCCGTTGATAATTATGATAGAATGACTACACCGATTAATTCCTCGTTTGTAGCATGGCAAGATGATTTAGGTAATGATATGTATCATCGATTAAAAAAGAACCAAGCAAAGGCTTTTTTTACTTATCCTTCATTCGACAAGTATCTTTTTTATCAAGAACACCGAAAGGGTAATATAGATTTTTGGCCGCGTGGTATAGTTTACAATTATAACATTGGTGTTGAATATCCACTTGAACTTGTGCCACAAAAATATCAAGATCATTATATTGTTTGTCTGTTTAATACATCACATAAAAAATGGGCTAGACCCAACGAAACTAATTTAGAACTTCATGAAGCTAAAGGTTGGGCTAAGACGATGTGGGATAGTTATAGCGATAGAACACCAGCAGAAACGTTTTATGAGGTTTGGGAAAAATATGAAAAACGAGTTTGAAATTCATATTGCATCTTACATAGACAGGATGATTGAAGCGTGGGGCAATACATTATATTTTGTTTACGCTGAACATGAGGATTACTTTAAAAAATATTTGGAGCCACAAGGCTTTATGTGTGAGTTTTATCATCATAATCCTTACTTAGCTGACGATCCTGATTCTAGAATTAATCAACAGGTTGATGTTATTTTCGATGATGTGACACTCCCTAATGATGGACTAATAATTCATCCAAAATGTGAATATACTTATCCTATAGGACGAGTACATGAGGGTCAAAAGTTTTTACTTATAGGTAACGATGCTCAAGAAGATCAGTGGACGAAGTTGTATAATTGTAATCCTATAACATCTTGTGATCAGTTGATAGATCAAAATCGACTAAAAGAAGTATATCATACTAAAAAATGGAGTGGTGGTTATGAAGGGTATTATCTCGCCTGGGGCTCAAATTAGTGTTGTCTGCTTAAACGTAGGATCGAAATATTCTGAACGAGATGTAGTTAATCTTTATCAAATGGTAAAGAGAAATACTACATATGCTTTTAATTTTACTTGTATTAGAGATGAGGTTGTTCCTACAGTATGGAATAAACTTCTTTATTTTGGAAATGTATTTGAGTTTGAATCAGAGGTATGTGTCGCTTTTGATTTAGATATTGTAATCAGAGATAATATAGACACTTTATTTAATTGGGCTTTAAAGCAAGAGAAGATAGGAGTTTGTTATACTTACTGGAGAGAGGATATTAAGGAAGCTATATATTGGAGAGATAATATAGGTGATATAACACCATATAATTCTTCAATTTTAACATGGAAACCAGCTGTTAATTATAACATACAATTTGGGTATGAAGATATTGAGAAGTGGAATGGGATTGATTGGTTTTTATTCATGGAAGATGTAGCCGTTGAGTTGATTCCACAGGATTTATACTACTCAGTATATTTTGAAAACTATAAGGAAAAAGATTTTCCAATTTGTTTATTTAATAAAGCAGCCCCTAATAGTGGTTTGGACAATCAAAAAAATATCCGTGATAAGTGTCCATGGATTAATAAATATGTTTAGCATCGATGATGTAATGTGGAAACTCTTAGGACGTGAGTTCGACTCTCACCGCCTCCACCAAAGAAAGTTATGGAAAAGAAATTAATGTGGGTTGCAGTAATGATACTACTTGGATTGTGTCTAACTTATGCAACACTATATTTTGGATATGACTTTCGTTGATGGGGGCGTTCAGGTATTCGACTGGGTGTGAAAGTGTTATTGAGGTGCAAGGTTGGCAACCTATAGCTAAATTAGTAACCGCAAATAATAGCGATTATTATCCAGCACAAGTGGCACTTGCCGCTTAGTTGCTGATGGGTTTTTATGGTTGTGCCTGGAAACAGAAACAACCATAATCTTATATAATCTTACATATAGAGAAGGGTGTAATGGCTGAGTATAAACAAGAGGACTGTTCATTTGTATATAGAGTTGCAGCAGTTACAAAAATAGTGGATGGTGATACTTTAGATGCGGTTTTTGATTTAGGCTTTGATGTTATGGTTAAACATCGTGTAAGACTTTTGGGTATTGACACACCCGAATCAAGAACAAGACATAAGAATGAAAAAGTGTACGGTCTGCTAGCTAAGGCGTCACTTAAATCGTGGGTACATTGGGCTATAGAATCAGATAGAGATGATATTGATGTTGAAATTAGATGTCCTGAAGCAGACAGCCGAGGTAAGTTTGGAAGAATCTTAGGTGAAATTTGGATAAACTGTAGTGCTGAAGGTGAACATGGAGGTTGGACTAATGTCAATAAGTGGCTTTGTGACAATGGACATGCAGTAGGTTATACAGGTCAAAATAAAGACGACGTTAAAGATCAACATTGGAAGAACAGAGAATTCCTAGCAGAACATGGGAAGCAGGAGTTGTTACAGTGGGATGAGGATTAATGGCACTCAAAATAGGAAATAAGATCAAATTTGGTGGTGGTAAAGTAGATACGCCAGAAGAAATGGTGGAAGCTATGGATAATAAATTATGGGAGACTAATCCAATGGAAGCGCTTAAATATGAAAAAATTGAAACTCGCAAAAGGCTTAATTGGTGGGCAAGATTTACGCTGTCTTTGATTATAGTAATGACATTTTTATTTTTAATATACTTGTTATTTTTTGGAACATTGCCAGACGCATCTCGAGATCTGATTAATATCATGGTTGGGGCATACGTGGCAGTGCTGGCTAAGGCGACAGACTACTGGTTCAAAGATAAAGATGATCCAGAAGCAAAAGAGACGGACGCGCACACCAATGGGAATGCAAATTAATAAAACAATACACGAACATTGGAGAGATTGGGCAGCAATTGTTTATTTGTTTCTCTGCGTAGTAGACTTCTTCATAGCTCCCTTGATGTGGAATATAGGTATGACAATGATGAGTGATGAAGTAAAAATGAACACTAGTAGGTGGGTTCCTCTTACATTACAAGGAGGTGCCATGTTACATTTGAGTTTTGGAGCGATATTAGGTGCGACATCTTGGAATAAACATAAAGAAAATACTAATGGGACTGGCGATAAGCCTGATTCTCACTAGCTGTGCAAAGCACAACAAAGACGACAAAACACATCATGATTTGGGTAGTGGTGATAAGTCAAATTTACCAATTTCATTAGATTTGCTCATTGAACACGCAGAGTATTGTAAAGCAATTTACGATGGTGGTGGTGATCAAAAAGATGAAGTGGCGTTTGAGGTAAAACAAGATAATGGAATATCAATAATTGTTATTAGAGGTACTGCCAATGAAGCAAATATACTATCTGATATTGATGTAAGATTGGTAAGCGATGCACGTACAGGAATCCGACTTCATAAAGGATTTAGAGATGCCGCTGTAACTATAATGCAAATTATAGATACTTCAATGACAAGCAGAGGGATTGTTCAAGGACAGACACGTACATATCCCCTTGAACACACCGTACACGTTACAGGTCATAGTTTAGGTGGAGCTGTTGCACAAATAATAGGAATGTGGCTTCACAAGAGAGGTAAGATTGTTCAAGTTTTCTCTTACGGATCACCAAAAGTCTCTGATCAAGTTCTGTCTGGAGGACAACCCAATCATTGGCGCGTGGTTCGCCTTAGCGATCCTATCCCTTTTACTCCTCCTTGGCCTTATGCTCATACAGGACTTTTTATAGATAGTCAGGATTTGGATTGGGGTTCAGCTAATGACAATGGATTAATTTCTCAAACTGATGGATTAACCCACGCAATCGCAAAATACGTAACCACATTAAAAGCACAGTTATAAATGACCTCGTGATTGGCCGTTGACAAACGGTGAGTATTTTGATATAATATAATATATAAAATGAATAATTTGAAAGGTTTAGGTGTATGGGAATAGACTATAGTAGAAAAATGAATGATTTGATTTTTTCTTATGATGAGGATTTTTATCCTTTAGATGCAGATATACCAGATCCTCAGGTCGATCCTATTATACCAGGAGCGCATGTTCCTATTCAGAAAGTTGGTATAGCTCCAGTTGACATGCCAATATATGTCAAAAGAAAAGGTAGTGGGCTAGATGAGAAACTATTAGCTCAAGCCTCATTATATTGTTCTTTAGATGATCCACACGCTAAAGGTTTGAATTTATCTCGATTTTATTTGCTTATGCAAGAACGTATGGCTGAAAAAGATGCTTTAGGTTCTATGCAAGATGTTCTTCAGGAAATGGCAAAGAAACAAGGTTCAAATAACGCTTATGTAAAGTTGAGATTTAAATATCCATGGCAGCAAACTGCTTTAAGGACGAGAGATATTATGATCAAACCAGAAGATAAAAGTGGAACAAATGCCTATTTACATAAGAGTGATAAAGGTAGAACATTATCTGATGGTACATGGATTTCTCATAAAAAGAAACAAGGCCACATCGCTTATGATATAGAGTTTGAAGGTCAATGGCATCATAAGAAACCCGGTCTTCATGTTGACTATGGGCCAGAATTTAAATATTATTTAACAGTAGATTATATTTACAGTTCAACTTGTCCTTGTAGTTTTGAATTAGCACATGATGCTAAAAGTAAACGTAAAGCAGCCGCTAATGCTCATAGTCAAAGAAGTAGAGCACGAGTTAAGATTGAGTTTGATCCTGATAAAATTGTTTGGATTGAAGATATTATTGAGTTGTGTAGAAAGCATATTCCAACTGAAGTGCAAGTAATTGTTAAACGAAGAGATGAACAAGCGTTTGCTGAATTAAATGGATCTAATATGTTGTTTAGTGAAGATGTTTGTAGAATATTGTATGGTGCATTAGATGAGTTTGACTTGGTAAAAGATTTTTGTGTTGTTGTCGAGCATTTTGAGAGTTTACATCCTTGGAATGCTGTAGGAGTCATTTATAAAGGTATAGAGGGAGGTCTGCATTAATGAAGCTAATTGCTGGAAATTCCAATAAAAATTTGGCTGAGTCTATTGCACAACATTGTGGTCAACCTTTGTGTGAAGTAGAACTTATTAAATTTGCAGATAATGAACTCTCATGTATGATCAAAGAGAATGTTCGTGGTGAGGATGTATTCATTATTCAGAGTACTTGTAATCCCGCTAATGACCATTTAATGGAATTATTAATTATAATGGATGCTTGTAAGAGAGCATCGGCTGGTAGAATTACTGCAGTGATTCCTTATTTCGGTTATGCAAGACAAGATAGAAAGCCTGTTTCAAGAACACCCATAACAGCTAGGTTAGTGGCAAGTATGTTAGAAACGGCAGGAGCTAATAGAATAGTAACAATGGATTTACATGCAGGCCAGATACAAGGGTTCTTTGATATTCCAGTAGATGATTTAGGAGCCATGCCATTGTTTGTTAATGATTTAGAAACCCATCCCAATCGAATGATAATAGCAAAGAATGGAGTTATAGTTTCTCCTGATGCAGGTGGTGTTGCCAGAGCAAGAAAGGTAGCTAAGAAATTACAATTAGATATAGCGATCATCGATAAACGTAGAGAGCAAGCTAATCAAATTGCTTCGATGAATGTTATTGGAAACGTAAATAAGAAAAAATGTATAATAGTAGATGATATTGTAGATACTGGTGGCACACTTATAAAAGCGGCAGAAGCATTAAAAAGAGAAGGTGCAATTGAAGTCAGCGCGTATATTACTCATGGAGTATTGAGTAAGAATGGTGCACGTAAAATGCAAGAGTCAGAAGCCTTATCAAATTTAGTAATAACAGATACTATACCGAATCTGGAAACTAACGGTGTGAAAGTACTAACAATAGCACCTATGTTTGCAGAAGCGATTAGAAGAATCAATCACAACGAATCAATTTCTATTTTGTTTGAATAAAAAAGGAGCTATGAAAAGATATATTTGGGTTACATTTCAGAAAGAAGGATTACATAAATATCCTCAGGCCCTTACAGACCCCAAATTGGCAGAAGTGTCTTTCTTAGGTTATGAACACAGACACATTTTCCATTTTAAAGTTCAGTTAGAAGTTTTTCATGGTGATAGAGACGTAGAATTCATATTATTTAAAAGAGAGCTTGAGGCTTTGTACGATAGTGGTACAATGAAAGCAGATTTTAAATCGTGTGAAATGATGGCCGAAGATTTACATACATATATTAAAGACCATTATCCAGACAGAGGTTGTCTAATTGACGTTTCTGAAGATGGTGAAAATGGTTGTCAAATAGATTTTAGGAGCTAAAAATGATGATGCGCAGTCAAATGCAATCGCTTGTAGATGCAGTCCGAGATTCCGTTACCGGAAGTACTCAATTAAACGAAGCTAAAGTCTATAAAGGCTTGGGTGCTTTTAGTGATGATGAATCTATGCTTGACGATCTTGAATATGATCTTCAAACTATTGGATTGAAACCAACGAAAGATTATGTTTTAGATATCAAAAAAGGTACACTTACAGTTAAGAAAAGTAATTCTAAATTAAAAGGTGTATTACGACAATATAGACTTAAAGAAGAAGTAGAAGAGGGAAAATTACCTCCCGCACTTCAAAAAGCCATCGATGCCAAAAAGAAAAAAGGTGGCGATGATGAAGAAGAAACTGAAGAAGCTACTAAAGACCTTAATAAATCTAACGTCGATAAAGCTCTTACACACGATTGAGCGACTCATATTAAACACCCAAGTTTGGGTGAAGAGATGAAAGTCGATAGTCATAGCTTAAGCGAAGATGGGAACATTGAAGAATATTATGTAGGCTCATTAACATTTAAAGCTAAAGATGTTAAAGTGACACAAATGCAAGAACACAAGCATGAGCCTAAGAAGAAAAAGAAAAAGTAATACCGCTTAAAATATATTATGATACATTTTGCACATATTTGTCCTACGGCATATCTTTCTGATTATGCTAAATACAACACCGCACATTTGATACTTGCTCATCTAGTTGAAAAAGATGAGCAATATCGAAAATTCTACAAAAATTTAAATGATGGTAATCCTAAGATAATGGATAACTCTGCTTTCGAAATGTGGAAGCAGAACAAGCCTATGTATCCAACAGATAAGTTATTGGAAATGGGCAAAGCATGCAATGCTCAATATATCGTTATGTCAGATTTTCCTGATGAACCGTGGGAGAAGACGAGAGATGCAGCCGTCAAACTTATTCCTGAATTTAAAGATGCTGGTTTTAAAACCTTTTACGTACCTCAAGGACCGATTGGTGATGTTGAGTCTTTACTAAAATCAATTGAGTGGGGTATTGATAATGTAGATGTCGATCTCATTGGCATTAGTATTCTTTCTACTCCCAATGCTTTTGGTGTTGGATGTAATAACAACTTACAAAGATATCTTTCAAGAATGGAAGTCTTTAGGCTTCTTAAAGAGCGTAGACGTCCGGATGATAAAACTTATCAAAGATTTCATTGCTTGGGTATGGTCGATGGACCGAATGAAATAACACTTTTGAAAGAGTATAATCATTATATTTTTAGTTGGGATTCAAGTTCAGCAGTATGGGCTGGCATCAATGGTATAACATATGACAATAGTCCAACAGGATTAATTAATGGTAAATTTGAAAAAGAAGTAGATTTTAACTGTAGTTATGGGTTGACTAATCAGCAAAAATCTTGTATAATGTATAATATTAATTACATAAACGGATTGGTAAAATAAATGATTTTAGGATTAACTGGGCCACCAGGTTCTGGTAAAGATACTTTAGCAGATCACTTGGTCGAAAAATATAACTTTAAAAGAGTAGCGTTTGCTGATCCTATTAGAGCTCAAGTTAAATTTCTTTTACAATTAAAAACTGATAATGAGTATAACAGAGTTAAAAGATCCAATCTTTTGATGCTTAATCACTCTGGTCGTGATCACCTTATAGATGGCAGACATCTTGTGAGGGAGATTGGTATGTTAATGTTATCTTATGACAAAAGACAATTTTGTCAATACGTTGTTGATACAATTAATGGAAGGCCTGATCAGGCCGCTTTTGATGGTGATCAATCAAACGATTATGTCGTAACTGATTTACGAATGCAACATGAATATGATTGTCTAAAAGACGAGTTAAAAGCAGATATTATAAAGATATCAATAAAAAAGTCTATTGAAGATAAGCACATAACAGAAATTGGCTTTGTAGATAGAGAAGTTGATTATGTTATTGACAATTCCGTTCGCGATTTAGATACGTTAAAACTAAATATTGATAATATGATGAAAACGAGGTTTAATGTTTATCCATCCAGCAAGTAAAGAAAATAAAACTCTTGTCAATAATATTGACAACGATATGATACAACCAAATACAATAGATTTACGAGTACAATCTATTAGTCTTATTGGTAAAGGGGAATTCAGTATTGATGAAGATTCTAAGTCTCCTCGAAAACATAATGAGATGGAACAAGATGAAGATGGTTATTGGGAGCTTGCAGGAGGAAGTTGTTATGCAATTGATTCGAATCAATACATTGAAATGGGTGAAGGTGAGATTGGGATTGTAATAGGTCGATCTACTTTTAATAGAAACGGTGTGTTTATTGTTAGCTCTGTGTACGATAGTGGATTTAAAGATTATGTTGGAGCTACTCTATATAACTATGGTGGGTTAACAAGGATTCGGTATGGTACTAGGTTTGCACATTTAATTTTAGCAAAAGCTGAGACCGTATCAATGTATACAGGTAGTTATGGAAACTGAGCTTAAAATGCATACGCCTGAGTATTTCAATACAGAGGTTAAAAAGTTAACTCAACATATGTCTCTTTTAGAATCTATTATAACATATTGTGATAGTAATAATTTGGAATATGAAACAGTAAAAAGTTTGATTAGCGTTGATCTAAAAAGAAAACTTCGTAAAGAAGCAGAAGATTTAAACTTCATACCAACTACATCAAAGTTGCCACTCTAATGTTCACACGATTCAAAAACAAATGGGAAGAATATTGGTTGCCTAAATTACAAAAGGGTAAGACCAAAGTTGAATTGGATAGAGATAAAAAATATGAAACAAATTGGGTATGGTATCATACCGTGCTTGCAGTAGAATTGTTTATAGTTATAGTATTACTATTATGGATTGCTATTAATGTGCAACTACTTGTTTTATCGTGACAGATTTTGAAGCATACAGAACTTATATAGCATTGCGATTACATTTTACATCAGAGTATGATTATATAAAGTATAATGGTAAGTGTAATGCTACTATGACGTCTTTTCGGAAACGGAGAGATATGTTTTTTTTTAAAAAGTTGGGTCGTCTTTACAATAAGCAACAACTGGAACATTTTTTCATTGCAAATTTTTTAGTAGATGAGAAGGTATGGGTACGAGAAATGCTCACACCTGAATGCGAAGAAGTTTATAAGCAATGGCAGAAAAAAAGTGAAAGTTTGATGTATTTTTTTAAAAATGATTGTAATACAATTGCAACTTTTATTGATTCAGATATTAAATTTGACAAAATGTTTAGTGCTAAGGATGGTCAACATCCTCCTATTTTGAAGATGGCACTAGCATCCAAAATTAGTATTGAATCTTTTATCATACTAAATAGTATATTAAGGTTTGTTCCCAAATGGGATAAACAAATCTTAGACACTGTAGTATGGCCGGCGTTTTCAGCGAAGTGTAAAAAGTATAGACCTTTTACAGATTTCAATGTAACGAAGGCAAAAGTGATTCTAAAAAAATGTCTTGACATTTGATTTAGAAATTAGTATAATATTAATATAACGTATATAACGTAACACAACGATTCATAAGGAGATATATGTCGTTCGCAGATCTAAAGAAACAACGGAAAAACAACTTTTCCCGCCTCAACGAAGAACTAGATAAAATCAGTTCAAATCAATCAACTAAAAGTTATCAAGACGATCGGTTCTGGAAACCAGACTTAGACAAATCAGGTAATGGTTATGCTGTTATCAGATTTCTACCAGCATCTGAAGGAGAGAACTTGCCTTGGGTAAGAATCTTCAATCATGGTTTTCAAGGTCCAGGTGGATGGTTTATTGAGAATAGTCTTACTACTCTTAGTAAAAAAGATCCAGTATCTGAATATAACAGTCAACTGTGGAATTCTGGTATTGAAGCCAATAAAGATTTGGCTCGTAAACAGAAACGTCGGTTGAATTATATTTCAAATATTATGATACTTGAAGATGCAAAGCATCCTGAAAATGAAGGCAAGATTTTCCTGTATAAATTCGGAAAGAAGATATTTGACAAAGTTAACGATCTCATGAATCCAGAGTTCGAAGACGAGTCTCCCGTTAATCCATTTGATTATTGGGAGGGTGCAAACTTTAAACTCAAAATTCGTAAGGTGGAAGGTTTCACTAATTATGATAAATCTGAGTTTGATGCACCAGCACCTTTTCTGGATGGCGATGATGCTCAATTGGAAGAACTATGGAAAACTCAATATCAATTGGGAGAGTTTCTATCACCAGAGAATTTTAAGTCTTATGATGAGTTGAAACAACGTCTTGATAAAGTTCTTCAGCTTAATGAAACAAATGCATTGAGAGATGCAATGTCAGTAAACGTGGAACAAGATACAGCTCCAGCAAAAGCTCCAACTTCAAAAGAATTTGAAGGAGATGATGGAGATGCAGATGCTATGTCTTATTTTGCTAAATTGGCAGAAGATAATTAAGCGGTAAACGCTTGATGTAGTAATCTTGAAGATTCGGCGTTGGTGTACTTTATTTTAGTTTCTACTATGTTTTGAACATTAGTATTTTGAATTACATCACCGCCGGTGAAGTTTGTCCCTCCACCACCACCAGCCATTGAT